TCGAGCGTTGAAGGCACGATCATGAACGTGTTGCAGTTGCAATTGCTGGCTATTCGGGCGCAAGCCGCGGCTCTGATCGCGGTGATCGATGCGACGGTGACGGAGGAGGAGAAACCGACCGCGACGGTGGCCAGTTCTCCCCCAGAAGTCGTAGGAAGTGCGTTGGATGTGTCGTCGTGCGATCACCCGGCCGCGCATCGGGTATCGGCCGCGACGATGGGTAACTTGACTCGCGCGATGTGCGGAGTCTGTGGGGAGGACGTACCGGTATGACGTACCGACATGTGGGAGACGCACCGATTGGCGTCGGATCTCGCCAAGTGCAGAATGGAGAGACCTTCGACGCTGATGGGGCATCGGAGGTAATCAAGTTCTTTCTCAAGATCGGGGCGATTGAAGAAGTGGCATCCCCGCCACCTCCGCCTCCCCCGGTGTATCGGAAGACCATCACCCGCAAGATCGCGGAGGAGGACAACTAAATGGCACCGCTTGTTTTGACCAACGCCAAGATTCTTCTGGGCGGCTACAATCTCTCGGGGTACGCCAACAACGTCGCACTCAACTCGGAAATCGAGATGCTGGACGACACGGTCTTTGGCACCTCCGGCACTCGGTCCAACAAACCGGGATTGAAGAACATCACGCTGGCGGCTGGGATGTTCTGGGACACGGCGATTGACGCGATGATGTTTGCGCGTATTGGCGCGACTTCAGAAGTCACGTCCATTGCGCCGATTGGTGTAGCCGAAGGCGACACCGTCTACTTCTACAAGTCGCTCCAGGGTGCCTACCAGCCGGTCGGGGGCGGGGTTGGGGAGATCATGCGGGGCGACCTAGACGGCAAGGCCGCAGGGGTCAACCTGGTCCGAGGTCACCTGATGGCGACAGGGGCCAAGCTTGTCACGGGAACCGGGACGGGGGCCGTGTACGGCTTATGTGGGGCGGGGAAGCGGATCTTCAGTGCCCTGCATGTCACGGCCATTGGCGGGTCAGCCGTCCCGACGATCACCGGGATCATTGAGTCGGACGACAATGTCGGGTTCACCAGTGCGACCACACGGCTGACCCATACGGCGATGACCGCGATCGGCAGCAACTGGCAGCAAGCGAATGGGCCGATTGCGACGGACACGTACTGGCGGGCGTCGTGGACAATTTCTGGGACGGACCCGTCGTTGACCGTGTTCTGGTCGTTTGGGATTCTCTAACCTGGTAAATGGAGGCTGGCAATGGCGACTCTGGTATTTACGGACGCATACGTGTACATCAACAGTGTGGATCTCAGCGACCATGTCAAGCAGGTGGCCCTGACCTATGAGGCCGAGATCCTGGACAGCACCGTGATGGGAACCGATGGCACTCGGGCCAACATCCCGGGGTTGAAGAACTGGTCCCTTGAGGTGACGTTCCTTCAGGACTACGGTGCCGGGACAGTGGACGTGACGCTGTTTGCGCTGGTGGGCGCTCCGGCGTTCCCGATCTGCATCCGGCCGGTCAAGTCCTCGCTGGTCGGAACTACCAACCCGGACTTCGAAGGTAGTGCGGTCCTGGCCTCGTATCCGCCGATCACGGGCAACGTCGGCGCATTGGGTGAGTGCGCCGCGTCGTTCAAGTGCGCGTCGGCGTTGGCGCGGAACGTGACCTGATGGTACGCCGCCCCGGGAACGGGCTTAGTCGCCCGTCTCAGCGGTTTTCGGGTGGGGGGCGTGTCCCGGGATGCCCCCCGGCCCATCAATCGGCCGGTACGCCACGCTAAGCACCCTGCAGGGGGTGGGGGTTTGGCCCCGTATCGGACCACGGACCCATGGAGGGTATACGTCATGTTAAAAGCGACATCCCCGTTCACGTTGTTCGAGTCCTTCGACAAGATGCCGAATGGGATCGCCATTCGCCGTCGTACACTCCGCTACGATCTCAACTCCCTGGCTGACTTCGAACAAGAAGTCGGGATGGGGTTCGCCCAGTTGATGGCGACTCGTGCCATCTTCGCGACGGCTCGCGCGTTGCTCTGGGCTGGTCTGAAACACGAGCAACGCGGGTTGACCGTCGAGGACGTGGGCGACCTACTCGGGAAGTACATGAAAGAGGGCGGCGATCTGACAACCGCATTGCAAGCTGCATTCCAAGCCGCAGTAGAACAGGGCGCATTGGGATCTCCGGACGCGGCAATGCTGGCGGCAGCGGAGGGATCTACACCCCCAAACCCTCCCAGTCCAGCGATCAGCGCCCCGACCGCCCCGTCCGAGGACGGAAACAGCGGCAACTGACGCATCGCTGGACCGAGTGGATCACCGACAATGAGCCAGTGGCCTTCGGGCCACTGGGTCTTCGACCAAAGGAGTTCATGGCAATGACTCCGAACGAGTACCACGCTTTGTACGAGGGGTGGGTCTGGCGCACCCGTACAGACGAAGACCGTCACGCGATCTGGACGGCGGTGCTGGTCAATCACATGGGCACTCTGAAAACCGCACGGACGGCTGAACAATTGTTGGGTCGGCCGTTGACTGGACCTGCGAAAGCGAGACACTGATGCCTGCTGGAACGAGCGTCGGGGCCATTTTCGTTAGCGTGGGAGCGGACACCGCCCATCTCGCTGCCGGACTGTCGCGAGCCGAAATGATGGTGGAACGGTTCGGCTCGCGACTTTTTTTCATGGGGTCGCGCATCACGGCCGGGATCACGACGCCGATCGTGGGGCTAGGAATCGCCCTGAGCCGTATCGGCGCACAGTTCGATCAGTCCATGACGGAATCCTTGGCCATCATGGACAAGGTCACTCCGGCCCTACGGTCCCGCATGGAGCAGGTCGCAAAGGCGATTGCCGAAACCACCAAGTTTTCGTCGGATGAAGCGGCGAAGGGGTACTACCATCTGGCGTCAGCTGGGTACACGGCCCAGGAGGCCATGAAGTTGCTGCCGGTGGTCGCGCAGTTTGCGCAAGCCGGAGTGATGGATTTGGCCAAGGCGACGGAGTATCTGGCGGGCGCACAACAGGCACTCGGAATGCGGATGAAAGATCCGATCGAGAACGCCAAAGAAATGCAGCGGGTGGCCGATGTCTTGACGGCGGCGAATAACCTGGCCCTGGGCACGGTCCAGGATTTCGCCGTGGCGTTGTCGGGGAAACTGGGTCCAATGCTGCGTGTGTACCATAAGGACATTGAAGAAGGCACCGCCGTCCTGATGGCGTACGCGTCCCAGAATATCAAGGGGGCGTCGGCCAGTCAACAGGCCTTTATGGCGTATCGGGACATTGGCCGGTTTGCGATGGAGAACGCGTCGGCGTGGAAGAAGTTGGGGGTGCCGGTTTTCGACGCCATGGGGAACATGCGGAACATGGGGGCGATTGTCTCGGATCTCGACAAGAGATTCAAAGGGATGTCCGATTCGACGGTCATTGCGACGTTCGCCCAATTGGGCTTTACGCAACGGACCCGAGGCGCGTTGCAGTATTTGTTGGGTCAGGGCGAGGCCATTAAACAATACGAACAAGCTCTGCGTAGTGCGGGGGGTACCGCGGAAGAAGTCGCCAATAAACAACTGGCCTCGTTCACCAACCAGATGGCGATGCTGTGGCACACCCTTCAGAATGTCGGGATTGAACTGTTCATGGAGTTCATTCCCATTCTAAAGTCACAGGTCGTGCCGTGGCTGGAACGAGTCATTGAACGGATCCGCGAATGGTCTCGGGAGTTCCAGAAGATGACGCCCGAGCATCAGAAGTGGGTGCTGGGCTGGATTGCCGCTGCTGCCGCGATCGGGCCGGTGATTACGATCCTGGGATCCTTCACCCTGATGGCGAATGCGATCGTGGGCGCGTTCATCGGCATTCTAGATGTGGTGGTCAAGGTGGGGGGCGCGTTCAAAGCCGCCGCCCTCGCGATCATGGAATACAATGCCGCGCAGGGGGCGTTGACGTTTAGTCAAGCATTGAAAGGCATGACGGCTGCGTCCCTGGCCGCCCCGGCTGCGGGAGTCGCCGCGGTGAAGGTGGCGCAGATGGCCGGCCCCAGTACATGGGGCGGGGGGTTGGTGGCTCGATCGATTGCCGCCGCCGCGCCAGCGGCCATTCCTCTGGAACCGGTAAAGGTCGGGTTGTTACGATCCGCGATGGCGGGACTGGTCGATATCTTCGCGTCGGCGGTGTCGGTCATTCGTCCGTTCTTGACTGGATTAGGGTTATTGGGGGGATCGATTCTGGCTGTATTCTCGGTTCTACGATTGTTTGTGGATACGTGGGGTGACTGGTGGGCCATTGTCAAGGGCGCGACCGGATTCGGGTACATTATCGAAGGCGTGAAACTCTTAGGTGGGGCGTTCTCATTCTTGTTGGGAGCGGTGGAAGAAGTCACCGGCCCGATCGGGAAGATTTTCGAAGTGATCTGGAATGCGGGGGCACGAGGATTCGGCGCGATTCATGACTATGTCCAGCGAGCAGCCGAGCGATGGAAACAACACTGGATGGGGATTGACGAAAGCACCAGAAAAATTGAGACCATGGAGGACAAACTCTATGCGCTCGCTGCCAGTCCCATTCCCGCGATTCGGATTCCCGTCTTATTCTTTCTAGCGGCAAAAGAGAAGATGGGGGGCAACACGTTCGCGGATTGGCTGTGGTGGAATCTGGGGGGCGAACAAGAATCCGCTGACGAATACCAGAAAGCGCAGAACCAAGCGGCTCGGAACACCGTCGCCCTT